TGTACTGCCCTCGTGACTTTGTGTTGTCCGGATAGTGTGACACCAGCAACTTGTCCGTCCACACGTAACTTTCTTTTGTGCCCGTGTTAGGCACCAAAATTTCATGACAGGGGTGCTTCCAGCGGTACCCCTTACGGGAGTGTATCTTGTCGCTGTGGAATACAATCCCATTACTCCAGTCAAACTTGTACCTCATGCGCGTCGTGTCAGGCGTCCAAATGCGCTCAATCTCTTCTCGCCAACCTGGCTCTAACACCTCGTCTATGTCAATACAAACGCAGACGTCAATATCCGCGGGCACCAACGACAACGACACCTCACGCGCGACATCAAACCTCCACGGGTTGATGTGTATCGTGTGTACTGTTGCCCCACACTCCTTGGCAATCTCTACCGTTTTGTCTGTAGATCCCGTGTCCGCTATCAGAATTAAATCCGCGTCCTTGGCCGAATCACAAAATCTTTTTACAAATTTTTCTTCATTTTTACTAATTGCATACAACGCAATCTTCATTAGAACGTTCCCCCAAATATACCAACCGTCGCGTTAATTGTGCCGGTAGCTTTGAGCGTGTTTGTTGCGTTGGTCCAGGTAAGATTTGCGGAGCCTGCTAGTGCGCCCCCGCTGTTATATTGTACGTACGTGTTAAGACCACCAATTGCTGGAGTGGCTCCAGTTGCACCCGTTGGCCCTGTTGGTCCTTGAATGCCTGTAGCACCCGTTGGCCCCGTAACTGTTGATGCTGCACCTGTTGCGCCAGTGGGCCCTGTAGGTCCTGTAACTGTTGATGCTGCACCTGTTGCGCCAGTGGGCCCTGTAGGTCCTTGGATGCCCGTAGCACCCGTAGCACCAGTGGGGCCAACCTGGGTGTACATAACCTGCTGCGCGGTAAAAATTACACTTGCAGTAGAAGGAGTTATTGGCGTTGTTCCTACAGGATACGTGTGTAAAGAAATTGAAGTGCTGTTTGTACTCCACACCATTTGAAGCGTATCACCCGCTGCAAGCGTAAGTACATAATTCCAGCTTGCAACAGTGTGCCCATCAGCGCCTGCGTGTTTTCCAGGAATAAATATAAGTCCAGTAGAGCCAACAACATTAACGCCGTTTTGACGAATCCAAACCTGTACGTCATCCGGAGTTGCGCTTGTGTTTTGAAATTGTCCGGACCATTGAAGGTTGTATATTGCGGCGTTTGCAAATGTAATTGTGCTACTTAGTACACTTACACCATTAGCGCCGTCGGTTACATTAAACGTAATCGGGTACGCGGTGTTTATTGCGGCAGCAAGTTGATTCTGTGTACTTTGAAATGCGCCATAGTATCCCAGTGCTCCGCCGGCACCAGTTGTTCCCGTGGCACCAGTTGCCCCCGTTGGCCCCGTGGCACCAGTTGCGCCAACTGCGCCAGTGGGGCCTGTGTCCCCTGTTGGCCCTTGAATGCCCGTTGCACCCGTTGGCCCCGTTGGCCCTATATCACCTGTCGGTCCTTGGATACCTGTAGCACCCGTAGCACCCGTTGGTCCTATGTCTCCGGTGGGTCCCGTTGGTCCTGCGTCACCTGTCGGTCCTTGAATACCTGTAGCACCTGTAGCACCTGTAGCACCCGTAGGCCCAATGTCGCCCGTTGGACCCTGGATACCTGTTGCGCCCGTTGGCCCTTGAACGCCTGTTGCGCCCGTTGGGCCGGTGTTTCCCGTTGGTCCTGTTGCGCCCGCTGCACCAGTTGGTCCTTGTACACCTTGCGGGCCCGTAGGTCCTTGTACACCTTGCGGCCCCGTTGGCCCAGTAAACCCCTGAGGTCCTGGAGGGCCTAACGCCCCTGCAGGCCCCGTTGCCCCTGTGGCTCCGGTTGCACCAGTGGGGCCTAAAGGTCCCTGAGGCCCCGTTGGACCAATGACGCCGCCCTGGAAGACGGACGCAGCGACCTTCTTGGTAATGCCGTCCTGTACGACAACCGTTACGTCATTTGCGTTGACGTAATTGGTTGGCGGCAGTTGGAGTATGCTTATATCGGCCATTGTCAGGTCTTCTTAATGTCGCCTGGTGTAGGTGTCGTAGACTCGTTACCATACTCTGCAGGCGTAAACGCATCACCCACGCCGGTACCGACCATGTTTGGACCTTCGTTGATCGACGCCACGTTAGGCGCGTTGGGGATTGGACTGCCGTTGCCGGGAATGGCAATAGAGACATCCGGTCGTGGATGTCGAAGGGTAATCGTTTCTGTTTGACGCGCGGCTAGTCGCCACGGATCATATTGATCGTAGTCATCCGGACACACCATAAGTCCGGGCGAGTTGGGGTCAGGCCGCAACATGGTGTAGGGCATTTTTCTACTACACCTGTCGCAAATCGCGACGGACAGGACTGCCTGTCCGCGCGTATCGCAATAGAGGCCGCCAAAATAGGCGTTCCCCATTATCGCACTCCGGCCTGAATTACCGTCAGAGTGTTGCCAGATCCCGTTGTTTGAATGGCCCGAATAGGGTCATTAACGATTGGGTTTGCTGGTGCCGCAATCCAAACAAACGTTGGGCCTGCAGGGTCAGGATACCCCTGTGCGTCCAACGGGAATGGGTCCGTGTATGATACCTGTACCGTGCCGCCTGATGCAACGTAAGCTACGTTGATAGGCGTCAGGTACTGGTCAATGGGGACTGGTGTGTCCCCAGCTACAGTAACTTGACGCATATCAGTTCCTTAGTTGTTGGTGTAGCCGCTGCCCACTGGGGTGATGGTGCCGTCGACGTTACGCGCGGTGTACATCACCGACAGGTAGCCTTCAGCGTCCGTGCCTGCCGTGTACGACAACGTCAGATCGGTGTCACCAATGTTGGCCAACAGCGCGGCCTCACC